ACAAAATACACAGGTGATACTGATAACCACGACAACCAGAATTTATCGTTTGATAAAATTGGTGTAGCTAGTGGTTCATCTTATGGACAATTTGTAATTGACGAATTTGCTATGCAATCAGGCGCAGGATTATCTCAAGCAGATGTTGATGCATTATATAACAGCGGTGCTGGAGCATTTGCAACAGATGTGATAATACCTGATGTTTACTATAGATTTAATGAATCAGAGCCATCAGCAACAACGGCTGATTCGAGCGGAAACTTAAATAAAGGTACGGTAACAGGAGCAATATTTGTATCACATTGATTATGAGAAACTACGGATATATAATTGATAATAGCTATTTACCACAAGCAGATGATGATGTGTGGAACTTTAATAGATATAATGCTGATGGGACTACAACTGAATATACAGGCATTGAGACAAGTCGAACTATCACATCTAATAAAGTAGTTATTATTGGAGATAACATAAGTATGAGGACTTGGATTATGGAACATTCACCACAAGAAGAATATTAATACAAAGCAGAATATCAGAACATAAATTATAAATATGAGCAAAGTATCAATATCTTCGCCACGCGTTTTGGCTAAACCAAAAAGACCTGGTGTGCATGCTAAGACAAAATCAAGTAAAATAAAAACTTCTAAAAACTATAAAAAGAAATATAGAGGTCAAGGTAAATAATTTAATAATATGAAATCTTATAAAAAAATGAAAACTAGTAAAATTAAAGACGAAGAACTTACTGCATTGCAATCTAAATTAAGTGAAATGAACGATGTAAAGCGTCGCGTTGGAGATATTGAAATTCAAAAGCACGCGCTGCAGCATCATTTTGTTATTTTGGAAAGAGAATTTCAAGCACTTCAAGATGATCTTAGGAAAGAATATGGCGATGTAAGTATCAACATCAATGATGGATCAATTAAGGAGGTTGAAAATGAAATTAATACGTAAAATTAGCATAGGCAAAGAATATAAAGATAATGCCATGCATTACTCTATTGGCCAAGAGGTTTATGGAGGTCACGTTATTTGTGACATTGTAGAAGAACACGACAAGTACTGTGTTTTTATAAAAGAAGGTGATGATATAAAGCCTTGGAAAGATTTTAATAAAAACATGGGTATTGCAATAGAATATAATTTAGAATATTAATGCACGCTATATTTGATTATATTGTTTCGCCAATTAACGCTCGTTATAACAATGAAGTAAAAGTTGGTGATAAAGAACTAATAGTCAATACAGAGATATTTAATCATCAATTTATAAATAGAGAGGCTGAAGTTATATGTACTCCAATCGCAGCACCAACACCTGTTAAAGTAGGTGATACCGTTTTAATACATCACAATGTATTTAGAAGATGGCACGATGTAAGGGGTATTGAAAAAAACAGTGCTAGTTATATATCTGAAGATAAATATTCTTGTACGCCTGATCAAGTTTATGCTTATAAAAGAAATGATACTTGGCAAGCACTACCAGGATATTGTTTTGTAAAACCAATAAAGAACACAGATAAGTTTACTATTTCAGGTGAAAATGAACTTATTGGTTTCTTATTGTATGACAACAAGCAATTAAATGAACTTGGTGTTAAAGCCGGTGACTTAGTTGGTATAAGTAAGTTTAGCCAGTTTGAATTTGTTATAGACGGGCATAGAGTATACAGAGCAAAAACCAATGATATTTCAATTAAATATGAATACACGGGAGACCAGGAAGAATATAATCCAAGCTGGGCGAGTGGCGGTTGAAGAGTTAATTAAAGTTGCTCAAGAACCTATTGTTGATACAGATGAAGATGTTTCAGCTGATAGACTTAAAAATGCAGCAGCTACAAAGAAACTAGCAATATTTGATGCTTTTGAAATACTTCAACGCATTGAAGAAGAAGATGCTAATCTCGATGGTAAGCCAAAAGAAGAGGTTAAAGAAGAGAAAACATTTAAAGGTTTTGCAGAAAGAAGATCTAAAAAATAATGTACGAGCAAACCTTATATAGAATCATTGAACCAGTCAACCAGAATAAGTTGCATAGGTACAACAAAGCTAAGCGTTGGAAATATGGTTACAATGAAGAAGAAGATATAGTTGTTATTAGTACGACTGGGCAAATAGGTGATATATATGAGATACAAAATCTTAAAATAGCGTTACCAAAAGCACCAAGTAAAATACACTCTAGATCTACCAAAAAAGAAGAACAGTATTGGGATCGACTTGATAAACCAAAAGAGTTTGATAAAATCAAAACAATATTTGATTGGAAAGACTATCCGCAAGAGTTTAAAAACAAATTTGTAGACTATATAGACGAAGAATTTGAAAGAAGAGAAGCTGGATTTTGGTTTAAGAACAATGGTGTAGATACTTATATAACAGGTTCGCATTACATGTATCTGCAGTGGACTAAAATTGATGTTGGAGAGGCTGAATTTAGAGAATCAAATAGATTATTCTTTATATTCTGGGAAGCGTGTAAAGCAGATAAAAGATCTTATGGTATGTGCTATTTAAAAAATAGACGTTCTGGTTTTTCTTTTATGTCTGCGTCAGAAACAGTTAATCTTGCTACTATATCAAGTGATAAAAGATTTGGGATACTTTCTAAAACTGGACCAGATGCAAAAAAACTATTCACCGATAAGGTTGTACCTATGTCGACCAATTATCCTTTCTTCTTCAAACCTATACAAGATGGTATGGATCGACCAAAAACTGAACTTTCGTATAGAGTACCTGCATCTAAACTAACAAGAAGAAAGATAGAGTCTAAAGCTGAAGGAGAAGAACTAGAAGGTCTAGATACAACTATTGATTGGAAAAACACTGCTGATAACTCTTACGATGGTGAAAAACTAGCATTATTAGTCCATGACGAATCTGGTAAGTGGGAAAGACCTGAAAATATTTTAAATAACTGGCGAGTAACAAAAACTTGTTTACGCCTTGGTAGTAGAGTGGTTGGTAAGTGTATGATGGGAAGTACATCAAACTCGCTAGATAAAGGAGGAGAAAACTTTAAAAAGCTTTATTACGATTCAGATGTAACAAAGCGAAATGCAAACGGTCAAACAAAATCTGGTTTATATAGTTTCTTTATTCCAATGGAGTGGAATTATGAAGGCTTTATGGATAAACACGGTATGCCAGTTTTTGAAACACCAGATGAACCAATAATGTCAAATTATGGCGATCGTATTACGATGGGTATAATTGATTATTGGAATAATGAAGCAGAGGCACTTAAGGATGATCAAGACGCGTTGAATGAATTTTATCGACAGTTTCCTCGCACAGAAGATCATGCGTTCAGAGATGAAGCTAAAAACAGTTTGTTTAACTTAAGTAAAATATATGCTCAAATAGATTTTAATGGTGATCCATATAAATCAACGTTAATAACAAAAGGTAGATTTCAATGGCGTGATGGAATAAAAGATACTGTTGTAGAATTTGTTCCAGATCAAAACGGAAGATTTAGTGTTACCTGGATTCCAAGTAGAAATTTACAAAACAATGTAATTACTAAAAATGGAATTAAATATCCGGGTAATGAGCACATTGGATGCTTTGGGTGTGACCCATATGATATATCTGGAACAGTAGATAAAAAAGGATCTAAAGGATCGCTTCATGGAAAAACAAAATTCTCTATGGAGGATGTTCCACCGGAGCATTTCTTTTTAGAATATATAGCTAGACCACAAACCGCTGAAATATTTTTTGAAGACGTATTAATGGCGTTAGTATTTTATGGTATGCCATTACTTGCGGAAAATAACAAACCAAGACTTTTATATTATTTAAAAAGAAGAGGTTATAGAGGTTTTTCAATGACTAGACCTGATAAGGTTTGGAATAAACTCTCTGTAACTGAAAAAGAGATTGGAGGAATACCAAACTCTAGTGAAGACATTAAACAAGCTCATGCTGCGGCTATAGAATCTTATATAGATCAATATGTAGGTGAAAAACAGACAGATATGGGTGATATGTATTTTAATAAAACACTTAACGACTGGTCTAGATTTGACATCAACAAAAGAACTATGTTTGATGCCACTATTAGCTCAGGCTTGGCAATAATGGGTTGTAACAGAAACATGTACAAACCCGTGCCAGATAAAAAAAATATATCAATTAATCTAGGTTTAAAAAGATACGATAACTCTGGATATAGTTCAAAAATAATAGAATAAATGGAGCAAACTCAACCAAAAGGCTTATTTCCAAGTCACACAGTTCTTGATGTGGAAAAGTCTAGTTATGATTACGGCTTGCAAGTTGCAAGAGCGATTGAATCAGAGTGGTTTAAAAAAGACGCTGGTGCTACAAAGTATTATGCGTCAAAAGATAATTTTCATAGACTAAGACTATATGCAAGAGGTGAGCAGTCTGTACAAAAGTATAAAGATGAATTATCTATTAATGGCGATTTGTCGTATTTAAACTTAGATTGGCGACCAGTGCCAATTATCCCTAAATTTGTTGATATTGTAGTTAACGGTATACAAGAAAGAACTTACAGTATATCTGCTTTCAGTCAAGATGAAGAATCTACTAAAAAGCGCACGACGTATATTAATAATATCATGCGCGATATGAATAATAGAAAGCTTCTTGATGAAATACAAAATCAAACAAATATTTCTCTTTATCAAACAGATCCAGAGAAACTACCTGAATCTACAGAGGAACTTTCTGTTCATATGCAGCTTGACTATAAGCCGTCTATTGAAATAGCAGAAGAAGAGGCAATCAATAATGTTTTTGAAATTAACAAATACAATCTTGTTAAAAAAAGACTTGATTATGATATTGCCACTATTGGTATGGCATGTGTTAAAAGCACATTTAATACAGCTGAAGGCATTAAAATAGAATATGTTGATCCAGCTGATATTGTATATTCATATACTGATTCTCCATACTTTGATGATTTATATTATGTAGGTGAAGTGCGTAGAATCTCAATCATGGAGCTTAAAAAGTTTTTTCCTCAATTAACTAATGAGCAAGTTAAAGAGATTGAAGATCTTCACTACTCTAATTCAATGTATAGATCTTACTCTTCTAAAGGTAGAGATGAAGATAACTTTGTTGAGGTTTTGTTTTTTGAATATAAAACATATAGAAACCAAACATATAAAATAAAGCAAACAGCTAGCGGCGCACAAAAAGCTATTGAAAAGACTGATGAATTTGATCCACCGAAAGATCAAAGATCAATGTTTGAAAAAGTCCAGAGATCAATTGAAGTGCTTTATGAAGGAGCAAAAATCATTGGTTATGACAAGCTGTTGAAGTGGAAGTATGCAGAAAATATGACAAGGCCAAAGTCGGACATTACTCGTGTTAACATGAGTTATGCCATCGTTGCTCCTAGAATTTATCGAGGGGTACCTGAGTCTTTAGTTTCTCGTATGACAAGTTTTGCTGATATGATTCAGCTAACACACTTGAAGTTGCAGCAGGTTTCATCTAGAGTTGTACCAGATGGTATCTATATGGATGCTGATGGTTTAGCTGAAATTGATCTTGGTAATGGAACTAACTATAGTCCACAGGAAGCTTTAAATATGTACTTCCAAACTGGTAGTGTTGTTGGTAGATCAATGACGGCAGACGG